AGGACATTTCCTTACTGAAATTGATATTGAAGGAGATGTATATATTCAAGATGGTATAGGTGCCGTAGATGGAGCTTTACTTCATTTCTTTAAAACACTTACTGATAACCCTACTCTAGCCGATAACGCTGTTACAGCTTTTAATAAGGTATTAGCTGAGAATCCTTCAGTTTCAGAGGCGCAAGTCTTTGATTTTTATAAGAGTTTAGCAGAAAACCCAACTGTTGCGGATACTCATTTCTCTGCTGTAGGCAAAGCACTAACAGAACCTCCTGTTGCTGTAGATATATACACATACGCTTTTAATAAAGTAACTGCAGATGGTGCAGTTGCTACAGAATCAGATTTCAAAGCAGTCGCTAAAGTTCTTGCTGAGAATCCTACTCTGGCAGATACGAATGTTTTATCTTTTTTTAAGAATATATCAGAAAATCCAAATTTTACTGATGCTATAAATACTTTAGCAATTACTAAATTGTTAGCTGATACTGTAGGGGCTACAGATGATCTAGATGCAGCGGCCTCTATTCTTGACGACCAAGAGATGCAATTTACTAAGATTACTACGAACGTAACTACGGTTGCTGATTCTTTTGCACGAGTAGTAGCTTTTATCAGAACTTTTAGTGATAATCCGGGTTTAACAGATACGGATACTATAGAAGTAGGTAAAGTTCTATCTGAGAATCCAGTATTTAGTGATACTAACTATGTTAATTTTGGTAAACTATTGGGAGAAATACCTAGCGTAAGTGAAGTTTTTTCTCTACAAATAGCATTAGGTACTCTTAGTGAGACACCAGGTATTACAGATTCGGCTGATATAGTGCCGAATAAAGTTTTTACAGAATTGCCCTCGTTGACCGACGCGGGGTCGTTACGAAGTCAAGGTTATTGCGACTTCACCTTTTTTGCGGAAGACTATGTCGGGGCTTCCAGAACATTTTAATAGGAGTTAATTATGTTTAACGATAATTTGAAGCTCTCCGGTCAATTAAATATTGTTCTTAGAGATAAGAATGGTAATGTAAAAGAGGAGCGCACAGAGAAAAACCTTGTAGTGACATCAGGGCTAGGCTATATTGCATCACGAATGAAAGATGCATCAGCGACAGCAATGACGCATATGGCTTTAGGTTCAGGTACTACAAACGCTTTAGCCGCACAGACAGATCTTATAACCTTATTAGGTTCGAGAGAAGCTTTAGATTCTACAACGGTAACTGCTAACGCAGTAGCCTATGTTTCCTCTTTTGAAGCTGGCGATGCAACTGGAGCTGTAACTGAAGCAGGTATTTTTAATGCATCTACAGGTGGTACCATGTTATGTCGTGTTAAGTTTGATGTTGTTAATAAAGCAGCAGATGATACTATGACTGTAACTTGGACAATTACTGTATCTGCTACTTAATACGGATGGGTGTAACTTATGTCTACGATAGTAAATCGAGCCACTAAAGGGTCACCTCTTACTAATACTGAGGTAGATTCTAACTTTTCCAATTTAAACACCGACAAGATGGAGAAGTCGAATAACCTCAGTGATCTTTCTAATGCTGCTACAGCAAGAACCAATTTAGGGGTGCCTAGTTCTTCCGCTGCTACAGATGAAGCAATAGCTATGGCGATTGCACTTGGCTAGGAGAATATATGGCAAATAATTTTAAAAGGTATACAAGCAACAGCATAGGAACCTCTTTAGCGACAGTTTATACTGTGCCATCATCGCCCACAACTACTTCGGTAGTTATCGGAGGTATAGTATCAAATGTTACTGCTAACACAGTAAATGTAACTGTAACTGCTACGACGAGTTCCACTGTAATTAATTTAATAGGTGAAGATACACCTTTACCTGCGGGAACAGCGCTATCATTTATTGATGGTAAAGTTGTACTAGAGGATGGAGATATAGTTAAGGTAAAGAGCTCTGCAGCAACATCGTTGGATGCTCATTTATCTGTTATGGAGATAACCTAATG